GTACGAGTCGGGGGGCATTGGATATTCGAGGCCGTAGTCGCGCGCGAACTCGCGACCCACCCACTCGCGAAACTTTTCGGTCTGCAGATCCGTGTCCAGCTCGACGTATAGCTGCGGTTCCATTTGTCGCTCCTCCCTAGTAGTTGAGGTCTCGCTTCGTCATCGCCCGCACCGCGACACGTTCCGCCGCGGTCAGCGCTTCGTTGAAAAGCAGCACGAGCCCGATCTCGATTGGGGCAAACAGCCCACCGCGGTCGTTTGCGAGGTAGATGGTCTTGAGCGCGAGGTTTACGACTATGCCGGCGCTGCCGAGCGCCGCGTCGGTCCCATCGAGCGAACTAACAACCTTGCCGCTCGCATCAATGAAGCCTTCGCCGCAGTGCACGGTGGTTCCTAGCAACGGCGTAGCAACTTGCTGCGCGGCTTGCGGTGAATACAACACGACTTGTTTGTCGCCGTTAGGCGGCGAGCGAAGCATCTGCGGGAATGTCGAGGTGACCGGACTGTCCAGCGACGACATGATGTTTTGTTGCGACCCGCCCAGGGCGGCCGTCATCCGGTACACGACGAGCCAGCCAGGACGTGGAACGTTTTGAATCGTTGAGCCGCCGACGATTTGTAGCGAGTCGTTCGAGCCGTCAAACTTCGGTACGGACAAGCCATTGAAGTTCGCGCCCGCAGCGGACTGGCCGAACACTGGTCGCTGCGGAATTGCCGGCGCAGTGAGCGTGACGTTCTGAAGGATGTCAGCCCAGCCCGTCACGTTGCCGCTCGACAGTGAGATCCCCCATCGCGGATCCCACTGGCATGTGAGCTTTGATCCCGCTGCGTAGCGGTAGTCGAGCGGCGGCGCGAGCAGATTCGAGCAGTCTCGCGCCGCAGTGTATGCGCGCATCATGGTTAGATGCCCACGCTAATGGAGATCTTCTCGGTGCCCGCGGCCGACGAAAACTGGTAGGTGAGTTGATTCAGGTTCGTGCCATGGAACGGCATGGCGTCGCCCGGCGCGAGTAGCATCCCTGCATTCGTCCCATCGCTGATCGTTACCGTGCCGACGCCGCCGCGCTGCATGCGCACGTAAGCCGGAGTCTTGATGACCTTGCTCGTCGCGTACGCGTGCGCGCTTGTGTCAGCCGCCGTGACCGTATCGATCCACGGCGCGGCCACGGCCACGTCGACTGTCCCGATGTTCACGCCTGCATTCGCAACGAGCTTGCCGATCGCGGCAGTCCCCGCCGCGAGCTGCACGAGCGCTGCTGTCGTGCTCGCTTTGCTCGCGTCGTCGAAGGTTGCGTCGGTACCCTCGACGTCGATCTTCGCGTGCACCGCGCCGCTCGTGCTGACAACTTCGAACTGCAAATACGGTGTGTAGATCGGGATCAAGAACACCGCAGCGTAGTCCGCCGTGAGCGCCGACAGATCGGGCAGATCGAGCGACAACGGCAACAGCCGCACCGTGTCATTCGCAGGCAGTGTGTTTTGACCGAGCACACGCAACGTGAGATTCGCGGTCGTCACGCCCGTGATGCGCAGCTCGACGGACAGCGCGGTGCGCTTGCGGACGTTGCGAAACACCTTCGTGCGCACGGTGCTCGACGAGCCGACGTCGAAGTCGGCCATGGTGACAGTCGTGTCGTCGAAGCCTGCGATTGCGTCAATGGACATGTGTCACCTCTCAGAATGGGAAGGCCGCGACGTCGAGGCGGCGAATGAAGTCAGCACAGTTGATCGGCGTACCCGGCACGGTCGCGCTCAAGTTGTCACAGTTCCACGAGAAGCCGAACCACGTCGGCACGAACGCGCCCAGCGTCACCGATCCCAGGTGCGCACGTTGCAGGCCGTCATTGAACAGCCAAAAATGGTAGGTCGTTCCGATCTTGTGGATGCCGACGTACTCATAGGGTGTGGCGCCGTTCGCCAAACTTGGTCCGGCGTTGGCTGGGTAGAGTGTCCATGCCCCCACCGTGCCGCCGCTGGGGCAATACACGCCCTGGTACGTGCGCGTGCCTGCGTAGTTGCCAAGGCCAACGCCGACCCACAGTGACGGATCTGGATGTCCAGCGAGGTCACTCGCGAAGCAAAGCCGAAAGGCTTGCGCTCCATCGTAGCCGGCAAACGGTTCGAGCACGCTGAGGCGCGACCAGATGAACATGTTGGTCGCAGGCGAAGTCAACGGCTTGCAAAGCACTGCCGGAGTCGGGTTGTTCGATGTGTTAGTGGGCCACGACTGCAGGTGCATCCACGACGCGCGCTGCGTGTTGTAGACGACGTTTCCGACGCCCTGCGACAGTCGCGCGTACGGGTTGGGAGCCGAAGTTCCGAGCGTCATCGCGGCGACAGCGCCAGCGCCGCCGGTGTTCACTCGGCAATCGAAGCCGGTCGGCGTCGAAGTGAACTCGACATCGTCAACGTGCGGCGACGCTGGCTGCAGGTAGAGTGGGCTGCTGCCCGATACAGTCGAGATGCCGAGGATTGCTTGCGCCTCGGCAGGCGTACCGGCTTTGATGTTCCCGGTGGAACCGCGCAGCAAAAACGTCGACGCCCCCATCGTGATCGGCGCGGGAGTGTTGTCAACGTTGGCAGCGAGCACGGTGTTAGCGTCGTAAAGAGACTTCGGCACTGCGTCGATCGAGCTTTGCGGAACCCAGATCGCGTGCTGGTCGTCGACCGACACCAGCACGTAGTTAGCCCCTGGCGGAGGCGATGCGGACACGTCGACGAGCGCGCCGGTGTTAGTCAGCAGCGCCGATGCCGGCTGCGCGCGAAAGAGTGCGTCTAGGAATGAGCTCATGCGTTAGGCCTCAATCGTTGCGCAGCCCGTAGTCATCCCAGATCACACGGATCGCATGCACCTCGTCGGTGACCGCTGTCAGACCGCCGCCGCGCGCAAACGTGATCTGGTATTCCTCGGTCGGGTCGACTGCATAGCCGCCGCCGCCAGCGGACGGGTCAAGGTGCAGCGCTTCCATGCCAGTCGATCCCGCTCCGACCGCCGTGTCGCGCGTGAACATGTTGATCGCCGCCGGCGACGTGAAGTCCGACGACACAGCGGGCCGCGCGCGAAACTTGACCGTGGGCGGGTTCGCGGCGTCGTGTTTGTTCACGAGTACGTCGGCGCCGATGATCACGGATCCAGCTGGCAGCTTGACGGCGATGCTGATCTCGACTGAGCCCGCCGGCGCGCTCGTGTCGAACGTAATGCGGCCGCTCGCGTCGAGTCGCAGCACCGCGCCTTGCGCCTCGTCCAAGTTGAGCAGTGTCGTGCGCCGTATGGGCGCCGCACGGAGCACCTCGCCGCCGAGCACGACGTTGCGGCCGGCGTGAACGTCTCGACCTGCCCATACATCGCCCTTGAGCCCAGCTCCGAGTACCGGCCAAGCAGTCCAAGTCCCCGAGGACGAGGGCATGGCGACGGCATACAGTTCCCCGTAGTTGATCACCCACCAGTTCGAGAAATGGGTGCCGTCGATTTGGCTCCAATGCCCAGGAGTGCCGTTGATCCACTCGGCATTGTAGGCGATGCCTAAGCCGCCAATGGCGGCACCTGGATTGAGGCTCGTGTACACGCGAATCTTGTCAGCTTTGAGAATCAGCTTCCAATCGTCGCCGGTGACATTGGGGACAGTGATCGTCTGTGCGGCGGTGAACACGTTCGCGGCGGCAAGCTCGGCCTTTTCGCTGTCGAGCCGTTGCAAGTTCTTCGTGCGATTCGCAAGGCGCTGTGCGATGTCGGCGACGACCTCGGCTGCATCGGACCGCGCGTCGCCGGCGTCGGGCACCGTGATGCTCGCGGTGAAAGCGTCGACCTCTGTGATTACGTGCGCCATGGGTCACCCGATCGAGAAGTGAATTTGAAAGCCGCCCGAGTCGATGAGCTGAACCGTTCCGAGCGCGTGAGCCGCGTTCCACTCTTTCGGCAGCAGGCGCAGATCCTCGATATCAGACGGCGTTAGGTTCGAGTCCCACACCGTCGCGTCGTCATCCCAGAGCGCGGGGTCGCTATCCCATTCACCCGAGTCGTCGATCGCTATCGGCCAGTGGAACACGAGCAGCCAGCGCGCCCACTTGCTCGCGGTGACGGCGTCGAACGTCCACGTCGTGTCGTCGCGAACGACCGCGCCGGCGACGTCCATCGAGAAGCGTCGCCCCGATCGATAGATGAGCTCGATCGGAAAGTTGTTCGGCGCGTAGTGCGCATAGAGCTGTGCTAACAGCGCGTAGGGCCCGCCGCGGCGACGATGATCGGTGAGCCATCGATTGAGTCGAACCGCGTATATCGTCGTCGATTCCGTACGACCTCGGCGAATGCGCCGCTCACGTCCGAGCAGCGGCAGCGACTCGTCGGAGTAGACGCCTGGGAACCGCAGTTTGAGGCCCGCGACGAGCGCGTCGCCGAAGTCGTCGATCACGACGCCTAGCGCGTAGGCGAACTTTTCATTGTTGCCGCGACGCAGCCACGGCGGCGAGATTTGACGAATCGTGTCGCGGAAGGTTTGGATCAGCGTCATGGGCTGAACCCTTCCGGCGGCGCCGATTGGTGAACACCGAGCGACGTGATCGTCCCGGCGGTTGGCACCTCGGATACGGCGAGCGTGGTGTCGCTTGCAGGTAGCGTCACGACGACGTGGAAGATCTGCGGCAGCACGCTCGCGATCGCCGCACGGATCGCGTCGACGAACACCTTGCCGGGCGAGCCACCGATCACGTTGCCGCCAAGTGGCTGCGTGGGAAAGAATCCTGTCGGCAGACTGAGACGATCGGAGATGAGCTGCTCGACCTCGGTCGGCGTGCGACCCGACGTGTTGTACATCCACACCTCGTACGTCACAGCGATCGGAACCGCGGTCGCGCTGATCGTGTGCGCCGTCACCGCGAGCGGCGCGGCCCATTGCTGGATCGCTTCGTCGGCGATGCCAAGGTCGCTCGTTAGATCACCGACAGTGCCCGGCACCGGACCCGATGCGTTTGCGCAATAAACGAAGACGCCGCCGAAACCATCCTTGTTGATGCGCGTTCGCGTGATGCCAAGTGAGCTGCCGTCCGCGCGCTTGGCGTTGCGAAGCGCTGACCCGTACGCGTCCCATGGCCCCATCGGCGACAGCGCTCCGAGCTGTTCGTAGCAGCGCTCGCGCAGCGCGGGATCCGACTCGGCGTCGAGCCCGGTCAGACCGAGCGTGTTCGTGCACGTGACACCAAGCAGCGGCGTCGACATCTGCGTGATCTCGCCAGCATTCGCTGTGCTCGCGCTGCCCGCCTCGGTCGCCAGAATTGGAATCGTGATCGTGGTGAGCGCGCCGAGCGTGACCGAGCCACTGTTGCGGTACGTCAGGCCGGTGCGTGTGTTGATGAACACGAGGTCGTCGGCGTCGAGGCTGTACACCCCGCCGCCTGTATTCGTGAGGGTCACGAATCCCGACGCGAACGACGCATCGATCGGCGTGACGCCGTACACGTAGATCGCGACGAGCTTGAGCCAATCGCCCTCGGAGAACTCAAGAAACCCCGAGCGAGCGATCGACGCCTGCAGCTTCGACAGCGCGGCGAGCACGATCGACGACGCGACGATCTGCGTGCGCACGACCGCGCCGGGTTTCCACGACGTCGTGTTGACGCCGATGATCCCGAGCACCCTGTAGATGGACGCCTGCACTTGCTCGCGCGTGAGCGGCGTGATCAGGTCATCAATGGAAAACAGGGGCATGTCAGCTAATCGTCTCGAGTAGGACCTTGTCGTCGGCCACTGAAATCGTGAACGTGAACACGCCGAGGCTCGGTTCCTCTGGTGTCACCTGGATCGCTACGCTGAGCGTCGGCGCTATCTTGGTTGCGACGTACGTCGTAGTCGCCACCACGTCGGCGACGCGATCGTCCTTGCGGCATTCGTTCGTGATGACCCCGTTGAGCTCGCGCAGCTCTTGGAGCGTGACACCGCGGTTCACATAGCCGGGGAGGTAGACCCCGTAGTTCGCGTCGTCTGGCAGACCGCCGCGCGGACACGTCAGACGGCGAATCAGCGCCTCGGCGATTCCAAGCGGCGAGTTCGGGTCGACCTCGGCGAAATCGTCGGTGCAGTCAGACACGCAGCTAAGGTCCGTGCCGTAGCCGAGCACGTTGCCGTCAGGCGCCACGACCAAGCGAGTAAGCGTCGCGATGTCCGCGTCGATCAGTGCCAACGTGTCGTCGGCGCCGCTCATGGCGTCACCTTGAAAAAGCTCGACATCGCGTCCCACGTCTCCGGCGTCGCTGTCACGAGCACGACGGCGTTGCACGGATCAGTCGGGCTGCCACCCGGCAATCCGCCGGCGAGCTCGGCCGCGACGTCGCCGCCTAACCCGTTTACGAGCCCGGTATATGCGTACGCGGACACGCCGGCGGCCGTGAGCAGAGACTTGACCGCGAGCACGATGGACAGCTGCGCGTTGACCGCGGTCACTGTCGCGAGCAGTTCGGCGACTAGCGCGCTGACCTGTGCGATCTGATCTGCGATCGACGGGACGGGCAGCCCGAGCGCGATGCCCGACTGCACGGACACAACGATCGATTGCGCAAGCGTCAACTGCTCGGCGAAGTCCACGGGCAGCGGGCTGAACGCCGCGAGGGCGCCGAGCCGCGCAGTGATGTCGGGCAGCGCGCCATTGATGCCCGCGACGCCGGCGTCGACCGCCGCGCTCGCACCTGGCACCGCTCCCCCGATCGACAGCTCGCCGACGTGAACGATCGTCATGTGGCGACCTTCACTTTCCCCGAGCCCGCGGTGATCGTGCCGCTCGTTTTCCCGAGCGGGAACGTGAGCACGCCCGATGCTGGCGTCCCGCCGATCGTTCCGCTGAACACCGCCGGCGGCAGCAACACCTCGACGGCGTCGCCGCTGCGAGCTGCGGGTGGCCCGTCGGGGCCGCCGATCACGAGCGACACCGGCACGAACCCGGTGCCGTCCTTGCCCGCGTAGTGCGTGATGATCGGGAGCGTCCTGTTGCCCTCGATGAACTCGACCAGGACCACCGCACCCGGCGCGAGCTCGGCGTGCACGCCGGCGACACCTGGCCACTGCGACACGGGAAGGATGTCAGGCAGGCCCACGACGCGACGCACGGCTTGCAGCTCGACGCGCCCGTCGCCGGCCATGCGCACGACGCGGTACCGATACTTGGCGTTGATCGTCCCGTCGGTCGCGCGACGAATGATCGCACGCAGGATTGCAGCCAAGCGGCCGGGCTCGCCTTCGCTCCCGCCCATCCATGCCGTGACGCGCATCGCCTCGGCATCGACAGTCAGCTCGAACTCGCGAACGGTTTGAAGGCCGTCCAGACGCTCGGTCAGCTCGGCGCCGACAACGATCGCGGCCGGGTCGTCGACGGCGAGCGTAGCGATCCGCGTGCGTGGGTCGTACGACAGGACCTCGTACGATGAACTGTTCAGCTCAACGCCGGGCCGCGGTCCGACTTGTGTCAGACCGTTGTAATCTACCCACCATGCGATCCCCTCGCCGATCGAGTCTTCGAGTGTCCGCGACGCTGGCCCGACTTGCCGGACGTAGTCGTTGCCGACGCGCTCGGCGACGGGCACAAACGACCCGAGCGTTTCGCCGACCTCGCGAGCTGCGTCTTCGGCAATCAGTCTCGCTTTGACGCCGGCGTCGTTGTGGTACGCGCGTGCCGACACGGGCTTCCCCCAACCCGCTCCGCCGGCGACGATGCGCGTCTTGCGCTGCCCGCCAAACGAGCCGTCCTGTGGCACGACGACTGTGCCTTGCAGCTTCAGCGTGCCCGCGGTGATCGTGACCCGCGTGCCGAGCTCGGGCGCGTCTTCGAAATCGCACTCGGCGTGCCACGGGCCGTAGTTGCCCACGATGAGCCGCAGCGACGAGACGCGGTGTCCTTCGACGTTGACGAAGCTGTCGGTCATTGCTCCGCCAAGCTTTGGTACTGATCGGTGAGCCGACCGATCTCTTGCTCGACCGGATCCGCCGGTGTCGCGTCACTGCCGTCTGGCTTCGCCAGCGTGAACTTCGGCGTCCGGAACTCGATGACCTTGATTTCCTGCGTCCACTCGCCGCTGTCGTCAGTGCGCTCGGTCTGCAACAGATCCTCGATCACGATCGACTTAATGCCGACGTTCACGAGCAGCGGGTGATAGATGTCCTTGGACTTGGGGCGCTTCCCGAGCGGCGGCCTCTCGACGAGCGGCTTGAACGCGTACCAGTCTTCCCAGTCCTGGTCGGTGTACAGCCGCAGCTTGATCGAGAAGTGCGAGAGGCCAACGCCCTTGAACCACAGCGTCGCGCCCGACAGCCCGTACCCATCGCGCTCGTCCCATTTGCGCGGCGAGTTAGCGCCGACGATGTCGCAGATCCCGGGCGTCTTCTTTCCCGCGATGATCGCGTAGTCGACCGGCTCCTTGAGCGGGTTCCAACTCATGCGGCGTCACCCACGATCGGCGCGCCGATCTGAATCGACACGCCTTCGAAGATGCGCTCGACCTCGCGCATGAAGTCGATCGCCTGTGCGCGGCCGCCCTTCGAGCCGTCGAGGTTGATGTCGCCGGTGAATGTGATGTTGTTCACAGTGCCGCCGCTCGCAGCGCCACTCGCGCTAGACGTCGTCTGGCTACCGCCGTCCGCTGCGCGCTCGGCGGGAATGCGCGGCACGTCGATCATGTCGTCGACCGAGCGCTGCACCTGTGGCGTCCCGATGTCGACGCCAGCGGACACGCCTTGCGGGATCGCCAGGCCGAGACGAGCGAACACCTTCGACGGCGACGAGATGCCAAGCGTTTGCTTGAACGCCGTCCACGCTGCGGTGCCGAGGTCCTTCGTCACCTCGACAACTTTGCTCCACGCCTTCTTGACGCCGCTCACGATGCCGTCGCCGATCGCTTTGCCGAGGTCCGCCCAATCGATCTCGTTCCACAGCTGGTAGAGATCCGTCGCGACTTCGTACACGCCCCAGATCGCTGCGGCAGCGAGCAGCACCGGCCACGTGAACGCGATCGCTGAGCCGGCGGCGAAGGCGAGCGCGGCCGCGACCGTGTACAACACGACGCGTCCGGTCACGAGCGCGGCGTTCATCTTGTCGACGCCCTTCAGCACGTCGGGTTGCGCGAACGTGCGCTTCCACCACAGGCGCACCATTTGAAACTGGATGCCGAGCCGCAGCGACTCGATGATCATTCCCTGAAAGAATCGCTTGATAATCGGCTGCGACTTGGCCGCCATGTCGACGATCGGTTGCACGACGCTCGTGAGCAACGCTTTCAGCGCGCGGCCGCTGTTCGTCGTCTGCGAGATGAGATCGCCGACTGTCTTTTTCGCGGCGACGTACGCCTCGACGTTGACGCCGGAGAACAGCGCGTCGAATGACTCCTTCTGCTTCTGCGCCTGCACCGTAAGCGACTGCATCTGCTTCGCGGCGATGCCGCCGAGCCGTGCCTTCACATCGTCGGCAAGCTTGCGAACCGACTGACCGGTGCGCGCGGCGCCAGCGGTCCAGCCGGCGAACGCGTGCGCGGCGGCCTCGCCTTGCGTGGTCGACTTGATCGCGACGCCCTCGAGCGCGGCCGTCAGGTTCGTTCCGCGAAGGCCCATGCGGTAGAGCTCGTCGGAGTAGCCGGCGACCTGTTCGCGACTCGCAGCGCTCGAGGCGGCAACCTTGTCGATCGCTGCCTGCATCTCTTTTGCGTTGCCGGCGGCGAGGCCGTACCAGTTGCGCACCTTCGTGAGGCCTTCGATGCGCAGTAGCTCCGATCGGCGAGCGTCACCCTGCGCGATGCCGTACTCGGTGAGCTTCGCGATGCCGAAGATCGTTGCCGCCGTGACCGCTGCGATGCCGACCGCGATCGCGACGAGTCCGACAGAGATGCCGCCGCCGGCGACGAGCGCGCGCAGCTCGCTGAACTTCGAGACGACCTGGCCGAGCGGTCCGGGCACGAGCTTCGCCTGCTTCGAGAACATCTCAAGGCTCGACGCGCCGGCTTTGCCAGTGGCGGCCGACTGCTTTTTCATCGCGGCGAGCTTGGCCTCGAGCTTCCCGATCGCATCGCCGCTCGAGCTCGCCTTCTTCGCGGTCGACTGAAACGATCCGCCGAGCGCGAGGTAGTTCGACTGCGCTTCGCCGATCGACGCTTTCTTCGCGGCGATGCTCGCGTTGAGTTCCTTGAACTGCTTGACGTTGACGACCGTCGCGCCCTGTAGATTCTTCATGGCGCGCTGCATCGACGCGAGCTCGGCAGTGTCGCCCTTGATCGCGGTGCGCAGCTGCTCGAGCGCGTCTTCGGCGGACTTGCACGCGCCCGACGTCTCGTCTTCGAGCTCGATCGTGAACTGCGCCGATGCTGTCGCTTCGTTTCCCATGCGTCGCGCGTCACTCCCTCTGCGTGCTCAACAGCTTCCGGATCAGTTTCAGTTCGTGCATGGCCTCGGCGAGCATCACGGCGCCCACGTAGATGCGCACCGTTCTCGTGTCGGACGACGATCGAGGTTCACGTCCTAGAGCTGCGAGCACGCATTCGGCGGCGAGTCCGACGTCGCGCTGCGCCTTGTCACGCAGCTCTTTTATTTTGCGGCATTCTCCTTCGCTCGAAACCCGGCGAGCCAGGTCACAGCGTCTGCGACGGGAATCAGGATCGCGGGCTGGTCATCGAGCATGCGATCGAACTGCTCGACCGGCGGGTACACGAGGCACGGGCGCACGAGCTTCTCGAGCTCGACCACGCTCTGCTCGGCACTGTCCTGGAACTTGCGGTACAGCACGTGGTTCGGTCGCTTGACGATCACGAGCCCGGCTGCGGTGCGCACCTCGTAGATCTTTTTCTTGAGTGGGCCGTGCTCGGCTTCCGCCTTCGCGATGGCCTCGTCGTCGGCAAGCGCTTCTTTTTCGGCCTTGAGCGCGTCTGCGGTCGCGGTGTTTGCCGCTCGCGCCTCACGTGCTGCTGCCAGTGCGCGGCGTTTGGCGCGAACTTCAGCGAGCTCTGCCTCGACGGGATCGATGTCCGCGTCGATGACAGGGCCTGATTTGTCGCTGTCTTGTGCCATGTGTTAGGGCGCTCCGCTTGCCGAGTCGAACAGCGTCAGTCCGTTGCGGACGATGAGCATGCAGTCGAGCTCGATCTCTTCCTTTTTGGGATCCGCGTCTTCGGCGTCGGTCACGCTGTTCGCGGTCCAAACGCATCGATCGATTTCGACGTTCAGCGGCCGGTCGCTCGAGATGCTCGACTCGACGTACTGAACCAGCGCTTGAAACTCGACGTCGCCGTACGACTTGCCGTCGGCCGACTTCAGCGCGAGCGCTTCGCGGAAGATCTGCACCGAGCCTTTCCAGCCCTCAAGCTTGACCGGGTCGGTCGTGTACTTGCCGCGCGAGCGTCCACGCGGGGCGTGATGTCGGCCCATCCCGTACGCTTTCACGCGCTCGCGCTTGTCTGCGTACGTGATGGAGGTGAAGCCGTAGAAGCGTTCGCCGTCGAGCTTGAGAATGATCGAGCCCCACGAAACCAGGTTGCCGTTGACGCGAATCTGATCGGACACGAGCGCGCTCCTTAGACCGCTTGGATCTGCAACGCAGGGTTGTAAAAGCCGACGTCGAGGTTGAAGAACTCGGGGTAAGCCAGCGGGATGATCCGGCCCTGCCCGTTGATCGTTTTGGTCGACAACACGTTGTCGGTGCGGTTCAGTGAGAACAGCACCGCCGACGCCTTCGGCTTCGCCATGAGCACCGCTGTCATGGCGGCAAGCGCGCCGGTCTCGATCTCGAGCGCTTCCGACTCGAGGATGAACCCGGTCACCTTGCTGACCAGAATCGGCTTGTTGAGCCGGCGCAAGAAGTACGCGCGCAGTGCGCCGTGACCGAGGTTGATCACGCGACGGTGCGGCATCAGCTGAAAGTCGCTGCCCGCCGGGCACATGAGCCGCGGTCGATTCACGTACACGCCTGTGCCGTCCCACGTCCGCGCGACGCAAAACCCGAGATCGTCTAGCCCTGGGTTCAGCGACTCGTCGTGCTCGTCGGCGTTGCCGTTGGCATCACGAATCGACATGCCCGTGAGCGGCGGCAAGTTGACGTCGGCGATGTTGATCTCTTCCGACACGCTCGCCTCGCGCGCGGCAACTCCGAACGACCACGGGCGCTTGTATCGTCGCCCGCTCACGCTCGACGTGAGCTTCGTCGCGCCAGCGCAGAACTCGCCGTAAATCGTCGTGTACGCCGCGCTGATCACAGCCATCGCGGTCGCGTACGTGGCTTCCGTTTCAGCGATCGTTGGAACGCGCGCGTTGCCGATCCACGAATGGTATTTGCCGGACGCGAACATGCTCGACATCTTGGTGTCGATGATCGCGGCGCTGGTCGCGTCGAGCGGGCCGACGACGTGCACGAGCTCCCAGTTCACGGCCGACGCGACGAGCGCATCGAGTGCGGTGCCGAGCTCGGCCGTGGTCCAACATGGTGCGGTGCTGCGGGCCGTGAACAGATCACCCGCGGTGAGCGTGCCTGTGGCGATCGCCCAGATGACGCCGCCGGCATTCGGGATCGTGATCGTCGTCGCGGTGCCGAGCGCGGTCGTCGGTCCATAGTTGCGACCACCGTCGTAAGACAGCTGGTACGTGATGCCGGCCGTGCCGCGCGTGCCGCCCGTAATGATCTTCAGAGCGAACTCGTAGTCGTCGTTCGGCGTCGGCGTCGACGAGATCGTGACGACCGAGCCGCTCGCAGCTTGGACGGACGTAACCGCCGACACCTGTGCGGCGGGCGTCGTGGCAGAGTTGCCCGAGCGCACGAACAGCACGGGCTTGGCGTACTTCGCGATGTACTCGGCCGCCGCCTCGACCGCGGGGCCCGAGACGAAGTTCGCGACGATGTCCTTCACACGCGCGAACGTTGCGGGCGAATTGATCGGTCCGGCCGACGCCGCGCCGACGATCGCGAACAGTCGACCCGAGCTCGCCGGCAATACACCTAGCGACCCGTCGAGCTCTGTGATGTTGACTGCCGGTTGTGTCATTGCGGATCCTCACTGGCTGCCGGACCGTCAGGCGCCGCGGCAATCGGGGTTTGCGTTTCAGTCACATTCAGCTCGGACACGGCGATCACTGCGCGCGTGTCGACGGGCACGCCTTGCAGCTCGGCGTCGGGGATCATTGCCTGGATCGATCCGATGACTCGGATCGCGGTGCCAAAGCGCCGTTCGTTCTTCTCGATGATCCAATCGGTGCGCTCGACGGTGAACGTGCCGACCGCAGCGAGATACACAGCGCGGTACCAAGCGTCGAACAGCAAGCGTGTCGCTTTGTACTGAGCGGCCTCGTTCTCCGGGTCGCCGGGATCCTGTGCGCTGATCGTGCACGTGAACAGCTCGCGCAGCGTGCCGAGCGGTCGCGGGTTGCGGCCCGGGTTGCGCGGCGGGTCCATCCGGCCGAGGCTTCCCGACGGATCGCCAGGCTGCCAAGTGATGCGCGGCGCGACGACTTGCTGCGCTGTGACACGCCACCCGAACGGCTGGACGGCGGTCGTGCCGTCCTGTGCAAACTGCACCTGCACATCCTGGTACAGCTTCTCGAGCGCAAGGGTGTCAGTCATTGGACATGACCTCGACGAACTTGCGGGTGAGCACTTCGCGAATCGCCGCAGCCATCGGCGGCGGAATGTCCTTGGTCGGAATGATCTGCCGCGCCGTGCCGCCCTTGACGCGACCGAGGTGGTGCCGCGCTTCCGGACCGTTGAGCTTCATGAAGATCGTTGAGCCGAGCGCCACGACGCCCAGCGCCTTGGCCGCGTTCGCGAGTGGCTGCCCCTCGCCTGATTTCTTTGGCGCCCACGGCGTACCGTCCGGCGTCGTGCCCGCAGCGATGGTCCGCTCGGCCTCTGCTTCGACTGCTCGAGCAACCTCGGGCGCAGCCATGCGACCGAGCTGCGGCAGCTTACGGATGCGCGCGATCATCGCGTCGAGCTCGGCATCGCCGCTCATCGCGACTGCCCTCCGTTGCCCGACTGATCTTCGTAGCGACCCGCTCGCCCTTGCACATCGGTCCAGGCGTACGGAGACTGCTCGCTGTACGAGCGCGGGTTGCCCTGCGAGATGCCGCTCGCGTTGACGTCCGCGCGCAACGGAAGATCGAACAGCCCCTTTTCCGAGTCGGCCGCCTCCTTGATCTCGGCGAGCGCGTCGGCCCAGTCCTTCTCGATCGTCGCGTACTGCCGATCGGTCGGGTCGACGCCGCGCTTTAGAAAGCAGCGAACCGTCACCATGCGCTGAAGCCAGCCCTCGACGATCAGCGGAACCGGGGACACGAATGGCGCCAGGTAGCGCTTCCGCAAGCGAGTGTCGATCCAGTCGGACTCGTGCAACAGCTGCGCGTCGACCCATCCGGGCGACACGGTCTCGATCGCATCGACAAACGACCCCGGCATGACCGTGAGCAGCTTGAACTTCGCGAGTGTGAGGTAGGCAGCCATGCATGACACAGTCAGATCAAAGAGAAAGCGGACGACGCCGGAGGACCGGCGAGGATCAATTCAACAGCGACCGGCGTCGCCCGCTATGCGCACCCAGCACCCAGCGAAGAAATCAGGAGCCCTTGCACTTCAGGATCAAGTACGGATGTCCGGGAGACATCACGTTACGACCGTGGTTGTGCCATTCGAACTTCTGCTTGCGGGACAGTTCGACCTGGTCGACCGTGCCGTAGTAGTCGATCCGGAAAGGATCGCGCTCGGTGTAGATTAGACCGCCGAGTTGCGTCGTCGCGATCTGCTTGCAGATCACGAAAAACGTCGTCTCGTTTTCGAAACCCGACAGCTCATCGGCGAGCATCGGCGTCGAATAGCCGAGCGCTCCGATCAGTGCTTTGACGTCCGCACTCGCTGCGCCCGAGCCCGCCGCTTGCGCGATGAAAGCCGCGTTGGTCAACTGCACCGCGCGCGGATACAACGTCGGTGGGCAAAGGATGCCGGCCGGCCGAAGGAAGCGAGGATCCTCGCCGTTCGGCATCTTCCACGTCGCGATGTACGCGAAAATCTTTGAGAGATTCTGAAGCGCGACGTCGGCCGTCTGGCTCACGTCGATCGGGCACGTGCCGGGGTAGGCGGGCGTGCCGCCGCTGGCTGCGACAGGCGCCCCGGTCAACAGGTTTGCGTACGTGCCGAAGTTCAGCGCGAACGGATTGAACGGATGATCCGTCGCGAAATAGGCTTTCTTGTCGTAGCCGGTCGCGATCGACGCGGTGTGGCCGTTCTTCAGCAGGTACGCCGCTTGTTTCTGTGGCCAATAGGCCATCTGCGCGCCCGTGTCCTGCGACCACCCGGCGGCCAAATCTACGCCGCCGCCGTCGCTGTCTTCGAACTGCGCGCGTGTGATCTCGAGGCCGTTGCCCGCGAACTTGTTTTCGATCTCCATGTACGTCGACACGAGATCGTCGAACGTGATGTTTCCGCCTTTGCCCTGATCGCGGATCAGCGCAGTGGACAGAAGCCATTGGATCACGTCACGGCGACCGGTCGACTGGCGCACCTTCGTGAGCGCCTGCCACCACAGGTTGCCCGGCTCGTTGAGTCGGGCGTATTCGTTCTCGGTGATTCGCATCATCCGAGACTCGACGTTCATCAAAAACGACGGCGTCAAAGCTTGAACAGGCATGGCTTGTCAGATCTCCTATGTCAGTCAGTGGTCAGCGATCACGGGCTGACGTAGGCGTTTGCGTTCCAAAGACCGTTGAGGAACGTCGCGATCACTAGGTGACGCTTCGACGCTGTGAGCGCGGTCGTGAGAGACACGGGACCCGTCGCGTCGCGGTACGTAACCGTGTGTCCGTTCTTCGTGCCGTCGGCCACGAAGTATTGAACGGTGCCTTCCTTGGCCGACGCCGACAGCGTGACTGTCGAAGCGGCCGCCGTGGTCGGCACGTCGTAAATGCCGCCGTCGACAGGCGCATTCGTGTTGTTCGAGCTGAACGCAGTCAGCGTGTTCTCGGGCAACACACCGCCGCCCGATCCGAGCCCGCCAAGCCGCTCGACGGCAACGCCCCGAACAGTCTCGACACCCCAAACGCGACCGTAAAGCGATCCACCGTTCGGCGCGATCGACACGGTCTGATCGTCTTGGATGTAGCAGGGCATGCCGACATCGGTCGCCGCGATCGGGCTCGTCCCGCTGTTCGCGTACCAATCGATCACGATCTTCCGACCGAGATCGATGTTGACTTGCTTGTCGCCGCTCGATGCGTCGATCGTCTCGGCGAACGTACCGATCACGAAGAGATCGGCCTCGAGCGCGCCCGGGACAACTTTGCCGGTGCCAAGTCGAATCGCTGCGATGCCGTTTTTGAAACCCACCTTGCCGGACAGCAAAGTGAACAGATGCAGGTCCCACGTCTCGGCGGAGCCCATTCGCTCGTCGGTCAATGCGGTCACTTCACACCCCCAGCATTGCCGCTAGCAGCGGCGTTGGTCTTGGACATCACACCCAGCACGAGTTGATTGCCTTCGCGGCGCGTCCCGAAGGTGTTCGCGCTCAGGCCCATGGCGCGATCGAGGTCTTCCGCTTCGCTCGACGAGGCGTCGACGCCGCCTTGCGTTTCGCCGCGGACGCCGGCCACGGCTGCTGTTCCGCCACCCTTCGGCGACGGCGGTTTCACGGCGGGGCCCTTCGGCAGCGTCTTGACGAGATTGCGCACGATCTCTATCGGCGTCGAGGACTTCGACAGCTCCTTGATCATCGCGCCGTCGAAGTCCTTGCGAGAAGCGATGAGTGCCTTGCGCTCACTGGCGACATCCTTCGCGGCGAGCTCGCTGCGAAGCTTGTGCACCTCGGCGATGGCCGACAGTTCACCCGACATGCGCGCCTCGGCTTCCTTCTTTTTGGACGGCGCGTCGTCGACGGGCTCGTCGTCGCCCTCGGCTTTCTTGTCGTCGTCGTCGCCCTCGGCCTTGCCGGCGTCATCGCCTTCGGCCTTATCGGCGTCGTCGGACTTGTCGTCGTCTTTCTTGTCGGGCTCGTTGCCCTCGTCCATCGCGGCCAGCGCTCGCTTGGCGGCAGCAGCATTGGCGTCGTCGCCCTCCGCTGCCTCCTGCAAGCTTGCGCGCGCCTTTTCGTATGCTGTTGCCATCGTTGTATTTCCTCCGGCGATCGCCGCTAGAAACGAGTCAAAGGACTGCACCGAGTCCGCGAGTCGAGCGCTTATCGCCGACTCGCCGTGAAACACTCCCGCCTGCAGCGCGGCGACCTTCGCCGCCGACAGTCCGCGCGTTTCCTCGATCAGCGCGAAAAACACATTCGCAACCGAGTCGACTACGAGCTGTGTTGCAGCGATCTCGTCATCCGTGATCGGCGACTCCGGATGTCCATCACGCTTGCGCGCTCCAGACGTGATCAACTCGACGCGCACGCCGCGTTGAGCGAGCATCGCGGACACATCCTCACGTGTGCTGATCACGCCGATCGAGCCGACGGTCGCAGTGTCGCCGAGCGCGATGGACTGAGCCGCCGCCGCGAACGCGTACCCAGCGCTACACGCTTTGTCGACGACGTATGCATAGAGCGGCTTTCCCGCCTTGAGACACGCCGATCGGACCGCGCGCGCCGTGTCGAAGCATCCCGCACAGGCGCCTCCGGGCGAGTCGATTCGCATCACGATGGCAGCAGCATCGCTCTCGCACGCCTGCGTGATGCGGCCGGCGATCGCCTCATAGCTGTCGCACCACCCGCTCGCGTACTGCTCGAGTGGCCCTTCGATGTCGACGACCTCGACGTTACCAACGCGCTCGTTGTCGCGCGTTTCCGGCTCCATGAAGAAGTCGAAAAACGCGCGCGGATCGATCGCGTACGTGCGCCCAGCACGCGCTTCGAAGCGCCGCGGGGCATCCGCTTTTCGGCGACGCTTGGTCATGCCGCTGCCGACTCCTCGTCCTCGTCGTCGTCGTCCGACTCCTTTTCATCGTCGACAGATACCGGCCGACGTAACGGTGTGACGTTCGAGGCCACATCTCGTTGAGTGTTGTCGTCGACGTTCCCGTCGCCATCAGCATCGCCGGTGATCGGCACGCCAAAGCGCGTGCACAGTGCGGCGATGTCCACTTGACGACCCGACGCCGCGAGCGCGTCGTTGAGCGTCGTGATCGCTGTCGCCGCTGTGACGAGCGACTGCGCCTCGGCCATGCGGTCCTTCGGCGGGGTGACGTCCCATTCGACGACCGTCGCGCGATCTTCGACCGCGTCGGCGTCCCACACCGCGGCGATGAAAGCCGGAATGCCTTGCGTGTTGAGCGTGTACGAGAGGCCGTCGGCGGTCTTTTTGATCAGGTCCGCGCGGATCGTCTTGTGAATGTCAGAATTCTGGAATCCGGCCCCGCCGTCGGTCGTCACCGTCTGGCCGGCGATCGCGATCACGTACTCCGTGTTGCATTGCGCGATCGTCGTGTTGAACGAGTCGTAGCCTCGACCATTGGACTCGATCAGCTTGACGTCGTAGCCGGGCGTCATGCCGAACACGGAGTTGATCCCCCATGCCATGACCGACTGAAACCAGGACTGCTTTTGTTGCTCGCTCGCCGCTTGCGGCGAAACCGCGACGCGCGCGGGATTCGCGAGCTTCGATTCCCAGTTGTCTTTGTTCAACGACGCGTGGTCTTTGCGGATGTACGCCGAACCGATCGCTCGCCACAGACCGTGCTGCCACGGCGCCATGCGTCCGCCGGGCGTGTGCAGGATCCATCGGCCATCACCCGGCGTGATGTGAATCAGACCGGCGACGGAGCGGTAGTACCAACGGTTTTCGATCCATCGGTACAGAAGGAATTCGGGATCGAGACGAACAAGCACCGGATACGGTCGGCCCTCGACTGGCACGAGCTCGCCGACGCCCACGCCGAGCGCGATCCCGTCCTTCGCGAGCAGCTCGAGCTCGGTCGGCGGAAACATCTCATCGAACACGCTGCGCACGGAGTTGTGTCCAACTTCGAGCGCAGCGACCACGTCGGCATCGCCGCGAAAGCGTTTCGGCAAGCCAACGAGTCCGCCTGTGCGAGTGGACAAAACACCGGCCAAGGTGCCGTCGGTGTACGCGGCGCGCATCAACCGCGCGGCCACCGATAGATCCCCGGCGTCGGCCAGCAGTGTCGCGTACTCGAGGTCGTCTCGATACCAACGCGTCTGCGTGACGCCCGGCATCTGAAGCTGACCACCCATGCGTCGACGCATGCCGGTCACGTTCGCGTCGTCGAGATCGAATGATCCGCGCGTTTCAGAATCGGGCAGCTGATAGGTTGAGCGACCTAGCAGCGCTGCAGTGACATCGGCGAGTCGACCCACGCCGGAATAAAAGACACAGCGGTTATGTCACAGCGACCAACTAGCGCGGATGTCGAACGGCGCACAGGCGCACAGGCGGCCTGCCCCATGACGCCTGTGAGATCCCATAGATCGCCTCGAGCCGCATACGCGCCAAGTCGCACGGCGTTGTCAGGCGCCCTGACAGCCAACGAGTTACGCACGACGGATCGACGCCGCAACGCCGTGCAACCTCGCGCGCCGTCGTGCGCTGCAGCACAGCGAGTAGCGACCGCCGACCAGCGATCATCGACGCCACACCTTCATCGCTGAGTACGGATCCATGACGCGACTCGCGTTGCCCGCGGCCTCGGCTTCCTGCACAGCAACAGCGGCTGCGCCTTGCGGCACATCCGGTTGCAGTGACAGCGGCTCCCATACCGATAGCGTCGTTGCGTCGAAGCGATCCGGGGAGCGACCGATCTCCTTTCGAATGATCTCCTTCGAGGTCACTTTCAGCCGGCCCTTGATCGTGGCTGTGTACTTGAACGCGTGCAGTTCGCGAACGAGCTTGTCGTCTTCCAACAACGCGCCGCCGTCGCGAAGCCACTGTTCGAGATTCGCGACGAGCTCATCGCGCACCCGATCGTATAGATGTGCTTGCCGAAATGCAGCGTTCGACGCGGACAGCGCGACAAGCTCGAACGCGTTCGGATTCTCTTCCAAGAACTGTTGCAGGCGTTTGTAGAGCTTGTAGCCAATCGACCCCTCGCGGTCGATCACGACCACAGGCGTTTCGCGGGGCAGCTTGTGCACAGTGATCAGTTGCAGCAGGTGCACGAGGATCTGTTCGTCGTTGAGGCCGAGGTGCGGTTGGAGCGCGAGCTGCTTCAAGCCGCGTCGCACGCAGAAACACGTCTCGTCGCCCATGCCCGATTCGCCGGCCGGGTCGACGCCGATGTAGAGGCGACCTGTTGCCGGCGTTTCGTGCCATCGCTCTTGCGACTGACCGATCGCATGCAGCGAGAAGATCTTGCCCTGTTCGTACGTCGCGTGCTCGCCCTTGATGCGCACCGCATAGATCGGAGAGTTGACGCCCCACTCGAGCTTTTTTTCTTCGACCCACTCATACGTGGCAAGCCCCGGGATTACGACGCGGCGTTGCTGGACGTTGGGTGTTTCTTCCGAGCTGACACGTATCGTTTTGTAGAGGCCGGACTTGCTGTGGAACGCTTCGTAGAACTCGCCCTCGTTGCGCGTGCCGTTGCCGAGCAACACGAGATGCGCGCCGCCGGCGCGATTGCCTTCGATCGCTTCGAAGATCAGATCGGGCACTCCCGACGCCTCGTCGATGATGTACAGAAGACGATTGCCCGAGATGCCGGCGACCGCCTCGGCCTCACGTGCGGTGAACCCAACGACTTCGCGAAAGTCGTCGGACTTGAGGCCGGTTCGCGCCAGGTCGCCGAGCTCGCCTTCTATGAGTCCCGAGTGCTCGCACGGAGCGCGAATCACATGACCATCCGGATCAGCCTGCTTGCACTCGACGCAGCGCCCGGCACGCGCGCGCATCATTCGCAGCTCCCGCCATAGGATCTGATCGACCTGACGCGCTGTCGTCGAACTCATGACAACGCGAGCATCGTTCCAACTGCAATACCACCAGAGCGCGATCCCCGCCGCGGTGTGAGACTTCGACACCTTGTGGCCCGCGCATACCGCCACGCGCGCGAAGTCCCGAACGGCCTCGATGATCTCAGCCTGCTTAGGCCACACGTACTCAACACCGAGAATGTTTCGAAAGAACGCGATCGGGTCGCGTTGGTAGACCGGCGACGGAAAGCGCGTGCGAGTGACAATCTCGTGCTGTCGCTGCAAGATGTCGCGGACCTCGTCTGCGAAGTTCATCAGCACGAGAGACGACGATCGCGGACGACCGCGGGCTTTGCGTTCGCCCACTTCGACCGAGATCGTTTTCGTTGTCATGCGCGCCTCACTTCTTACAGCGCTCCGTTGCACGCACGAGCGCCTCGGTCGCGTGTGCCTGTGCCTCGAGCGCGCGCGTCATGCGCTCGACGATTTGTCTGTCGAGCGCGGGCTCGGGGTCAGCGTGAACGCGCGCGCCGACGCTGAACGAGGCCGCTGCGACGATCACCATCAGCGCGAAGATCAGTCGGTCGTACTTCATATGCACGTACCTTCTTCGAAGTAGTCGCCAGTCCACTGAATGAACGCGCACCGAGCGCCCGGAACGCACTGCGAGGCTGTCGCCGGATCGTTCGGTCCGGTGCACAGCGTCGAGTTCGAACCGCTGATCGGCTTCGAAGGATCGATCGCCCACTGCAGTTGAAAGTCCGAGCGCATCGTGAGGTTCGGATCGTTACAGCCGACCACGCCGCCCACGTCGAGCCTGCACTGCGTGAGATGTGGCGGCGGCGGCGCGGGTGCGCCGGCGGGTGCACTCGTTCCCGCGGTCGGCGGCGTTGACCCGGCTGCGCCAGTGCCCGCGGCTGCGGCGCTACCGCTCGAGCCCGCGGCCGGCGCCTTGCTTCCACCCGTGCCGCCGCCGCCCATGCCAGCCGCTGTCGGCTGCGTCGTGCCAGCGTCCGCGCGCTCGGTCGGCTTCGCGCCGGCGTCGTACGTGACGGTCACCCATGGCTCGCCTGCATCTTGTTCGATCGCGCCCGAACCCGCGGCGCCCATGTACGGAGCGCTGCCCGCTGCCGCTGACATGTCCATCGGGTTGTTCGGTGCGGCGTCGCTGTTCACCGGCTCGCACGCGATGCCGAACACGCAGAGCGCAAGCACCATCGCGCTCGTGACCGGGCCCCGAGCGCGGCCAGCGCGTCGACGCCAGCCCTGCGACTTGGCGAGCCCGTCGAGCGCTGACCACAGCTCGAGCTCGGCGATCTGACGGTACAGCGTGGCGGCGGTTACCCCGAGCTCGGCGGCGGCGAGACGCTTCGAGCCCTTCGCTCGACGCATAGCAGCCACGATCAGTTTCGAGGCCTCGGCGTGGCGTCCAAGCGCTCTTAGTGCAGCGATTCGTGAAACGTTCGTCATGCGTCTAGTATCGCACGAATAATATACATCCGCCGCTATCAGCTGCACGATCGCGGTCACATGTTACCCACGTTAGCGAGCGCGTCGCACACAGCCTTCGACGCTTGTGGGAACGGAGCGAGCGCAGTCAAGATCGCGCGTTTCACCCGCTGCCACTGCGGATGTTCCCGAATAATCCGATCCTCCGTGAGCTCCGCTTGCACCTCTAACTTGTGTCGCAGCGCGAGGATTCGCGCTTCGGTGTCTGCAAGCTTCACACGCTCGGACGGCAGAAGGTCCTTGTCAGACTCGGCACGGATCTTTGCCAGAAGCTGTAGGCATGAGTCGAGCGTGGTGGGTGGCGGCCCGGCATTCGAGATGTCCGGCGGCGGCGTACGCGCGGACGACGCGTTGCCGCCCGGTGGCTGCGACCAAGACATGGCTGGTATTCCGTACGCGCCGAACAGCTGCGCTCGAGATTCCGTGTCGGGAACTTTGATCCCGTTCCGCCAATCGTTGATGTTCGTACGTGAGCGCACCCGGCACGCCGCCGCGATGTCGCCAAGCGAACCCGGGACGGCCATCAAGAGTCGTTGACCCTCGCTGCGCACAAGCACCTTGTCCGCAATCTCGCGTAGCCGCGTCCGTGGTGTCAGTGCTTTGGGACCGCTTTTTTTTCGCATAGAACTGTGCGCTACGGTTTCGGTAGCAAATCGCCCGGTTTTTTTTCACCGG